CATCTTTAGCAGAAATCCGAGCAAAGCTCAAAGAACAGGAATCACGTGGTTCCGACAATCAACGTTCCGGCGGAGATAATTCAATTTATCCATTCTGGAATCTCAAAGAAGGGTCTGAAGCAACAGTAAGATTCTTACCAGACGGTGACTCTGACAACACATTTTTCTGGGCAGAACGAGCAATGATTAAATTGCCGTTTGCTGGAGTTAGTGGCAGCACAGATAGTCGCCCAGTCCAAGTCCAAGTACCTTGTATGGAAATGTATGGCGGCACATGCCCTATTCTAGCAGAAGTGCGTCCATGGTACAAAGACGAATCGCTGAAACAAATGGCCAATAAGTATTGGAAAAAGCGTAGTTACATCTTCCAAGGTTTCGTTGTCGAAGACGGCCTTAAAGAAGAAAACACTCCTGCGAATCCAATTCGTCGATTCATTATCGGCCCACAAATCTTTCAATTGATTCGGGGCGCATTGCTTGATCCAGAAATGGACAACCTGCCAACAGACTTGCTTCATGGCGTTGACTTTAAACTTATCAAGACTAGTAAAGGCGGCTATGCTGACTATTCTACTAGCAAGTGGAGTCGTCGTGAGCGTCCATTAAGCGACATCGAACAGTCGGCTCTAAAAGAGCATGGACTTTATAATCTTAAAGACTTTTTGCCTAAAAAGCCAGGCGATGTTGAACTTAAAGTTATCAAAGAAATGTTCGAAGCAAGCGTCGAAGGTGAACCATTCGATATGGATCGCTGGAGTCAGTACTACAAGCCCGCAGGCATGAGCCAAGCAACAGGTGATCCAGTTGCTAAGACCAAGGCAGCTGATCCTGAAGATGCTCCGTGGGAAGAAACTACTAGTGTTGCTAAGGCGGCTCCAGTAGCACCTAAACAAGAAGCTTCATCGTCCGCTGGCGGCGGCAGAGCAGAAGACATTCTTGCGATGATTCGCAATCGTCAAAAGCAATAATAGCTTTTAAAAATGAGGGCCTCGTGCCCTCATTGCCACCTACGAGGAGATCATAATGGCTAAAAAACAAGTAAACAAAATCGGCGATAAACTCGCCAAAGTAAACGATTCTTTTTCTGTTCAAATGTATGACAACGGTTTTATGTTTGAAATTGGAGGGAAAGATTCAGACGGTGATTGGAAGAACGCAAAAATTATGTGTTCAACTATTGACCAATTAGTAGCTCTTGTAAAAGAAGCTACTGAATTAGAAAAGGATGAATAATGGCAACAAAGGCATTTGATTTAAGTAAATTTAGAAAGACTCTTACTAAGAGTATCGACGGCTTGGGCGTAGGATTTAACGATCCAACTGATTGGATTTCGACAGGTAACTATGCGTTAAATTATCTCATCAGCGGTGATTTTAACAAAGGTATCCCGTTAGGAAAAGTTACAGTATTTGCTGGAGAGTCTGGCGCCGGTAAGAGCTACATTTGTTCTGGTAATATTATCAAGAACGCACAAGATCAAGGAATTTATACAATTCTTGTCGATAGTGAGAATGCGTTAGATGAAAAATGGTTACATGATCTCGGTGTAGATACTAGCGAAGACAAGTTGCTCAAGCTCAACATGGCTATGATTGATGATGTAGCAAAAACAATTAGTGAGTTTATGAAAGAATATAAGGCCATGGCAGAACGTCCTAAAGTCTTATTTGTAATCGACTCGCTAGGTATGTTGTTAACACCAACCGACGTTAACCAGTTCGAAGCAGGTGATATGAAAGGTGACATGGGTCGTAAACCTAAAGCACTTACAAGTCTTGTTCGTAACTGTGTAAACATGTTTGGTAGTTACAATGTTGGTTTAGTTTGTACTAACCACACATACGCAAGTCAGGATATGTTTGATCCAGATGACAAGATTAGTGGTGGACAAGGTTTTATTTACGCTAGCTCTATCGTTGTTGCTATGCGTAAACTGAAATTGAAAACTGATGCCGATGGAAATAAAACATCCGAAGTACACGGTATTCGTGCCGCATGTAAGATTATGAAAACTCGTTATGCGAAGCCATTCGAAAGTGTTCAAGTGGAAATTCCATACACTACGGGGATGAGTCCATATAGTGGATTGGTTGATTTGTTCGAAGGTAAAGATATGTTAAAGAAAGAAGGTAACAGTCTTGTTTATACTACCAGAGATGGTGAAATTATTAAACAATTCCGTAAACCTTGGGAACGAAATGAGAAAGCTGGATTAGATGCTATCATGAAAGATATTTCTAATTACGGAGAAAATGTTTCTTCCGAGATAACTACTATTGACGGAGAACAGGAGACCGCATAATGAACGAAAATCAAATTGCCGACATATGGCTTCTATTTAAAGAGTATGCTGACAAGAAAGCAGTAGAGTCACTAGCTGAACGCTATGTGGATTTGCTGGCTGATCACGGTATCAGCGACAAGACTTTAAAAGATTCGATGGGCTACGACGAGTCTCTCGACGACGCAATTGAATACTATCTCGACCAAGATAGTGAAGAAAGTGTCGACGATGAAGATAATTGGGATTTCGACGAAGACGAGGAATAAATGAGTTGGTATTCAAAAGTTTCCAAGGATATTTCAAATATTCCAGACGCTGTGGCATATTACGAGGCCGAATTACAGTCGGCTAGAGCTGACGCTCGTATAACGGGCAATGTAGAAAAAGCTTCGGCCGCTATGCCAGGCATTGTAGAACAACGATTTAGTCAACTACAAGAAATTGAAGCAATTTTAGAATATTTGAACATTGAACTTAGACGACTTAAAAGTCAACTGTTTAGAAAATACCTAGAAACTTACCAACGAGCCCTTAGTAGTCGCGATTGCGAGAAATTTGTTGATGGTGAGGCAGATGTTGTTGATTATGAAAAAATTATCAATGAATTTGCCTTGCTACGCAATAAGTGGCTTGGTATTACCAAGGCGCTCGACATTAAACAATGGCAACTTAGCAATATTATAAAATTACGAGTAGCTGGCATGGAAGATGCCACACTTTAATTGACATTATTGCAAACGTATGTTACAATTTACCATGATGACTGTTGACGCTTTACTAGTATACCTTTTTAAGAATGCTTTTTTGACCGAAAAAATATTTCCTTCGAAAGATAAGAGAATATTGTTGAGTTTAGCTCGACAATTATTACAAAGTACGTTTTTGACTGAAAGTCAGTCAAAATTATTGACCAAAATTTTTAAAGAAAACGTTGTACACCTAGAAAGCATCGTTAACGATGTACATGATATACTCGATAACAACCTATGGTCGGAATCTTTTAGAGTAATTCAAAAAATTCGTAAAATTTACATAGATTCCGAGGATTCTGAAGCCTTGGTTATTGAGTTTACCTACGATAAGAGACTTCGCAACAAACTTACCGGCCTCAATAATCGATTTCAAGGTCCATTATCCACTCACGGGACTAGGCATTTTGCAGTAGCGCTCACTGAAAAAAATATTCACCTACTAGTAGGTGAATTTCTTCGAGAAAATTTCGAAATTGACGAAAAAATCATGAAATTTTACGAAGACATCGATAGCGTAGTAAAAACTTCCGAAATTAGTTTTGCCATAGGCAACACGAAAAATGAAAATTTGAAAAAAATATTAGAGAACGATGTGGGAGCATCTAATGTCACCGACATACTATTGCTCAATGACCGAAAAATCCGGTATCAGTACGAAATTTATGAAAAAATACCGGATTTTTCATTAACTGCTGGAATCGCACAGCGACCGTCTACTAATATTTTTATCAACAGCATGACACATTCACTGATTGATGTAGTTGATAGTTTAAAGAAACTTAATAGACTACCATTGCTAGTAGTGTTCGACGGACACAATTCTGAAATAAACAAAAAATCACTAAATTTGCTATCTGAAGCATTAATCGCAAATGGTATCGATGATCACATCGGTATCTATTTTAGATTTAATCAACATGCTGATTCGGCAGGATTCAATAAGTCTGTTTCAGAATTAGGTTATAATAAAAATCTTTCAGAGCAGTCACAAGTAGCTGGTATTGCCGCAAGCAAATTGCCTAAATTCTTCATTAAAGACAAGTGGAAGCCTAAAAGTGTGATTTCATTTACAACAAGTTTTAGAAATAGTAAAAGTTATGTTTACTGTGCCGACGTCGACCTAATTATATACTACGGGGATAAGAAACCTCTTCAAGGAAATGTCGATGTCATCATGTAAGCTAATAATTAAAGATGAAGTAAACATAAAAATAGAGGGTCTTAGCGTAGAAATGCGTAGAAAACTGTCTAACGCATTCAAATACGATATCCCTTATGCCAAGTACCATCCAGCTTACAAACTGGGCAGATGGGACGGTCAGGTAACACTATTTGGCCTCGGCGGCAATGGCTATATCAATCAATTACCCAAGATATTAAGTTTATTAGATAGCTCAGGAATTGACGTTTCTTCTATAGAAGATTTAAGACAACCTACAAATTTATCGTTTGCTAAAGTAACAGAATCTTACTGGGCCGACCAAGGAAAAACTTGGCCTAAAGGTCACCAACAAGAAGGTCAACCTATTATGTTGCGTGATTACCAAGTCAATACTATTAATAATTTTCTCGAAAATCCTCAGAGTTTACAAGAAGTAGCCACTGGTGCTGGTAAAACAATTACCACAGCTACACTGGCACAGTTATGTGAACCGTTGGGGAGAACAATTACTATTGTGCCTAACAAAAGTCTTGTTGAACAAACGGAAGAAGATTTTATTAACGTAGATCTTGATGTAGGCGTATACTACGGCGATAGGAAAGATCTAAACAAAACACACACGATTTGTACATGGCAAAGTCTTAATATACTAGATAAGAAAAGTAAAAATTTAGAACATGAGATTGTATCACTTGCTGAATTTTTAGAAGGTGTGGCCTGTGTTATTGTCGACGAAGTTCATATGGCAAAAGCTGAAGTATTAAAGAATTTACTTACACAAAATCTTGCCAATGCGCCGGTACGTTGGGGTTTAACAGGCACTGTACCTAAGGAAGCATTTGAATACGAAAGTATTTTTGCTAGTATCGGTCCTGTAATCGGCGGCATTAAAGCGCACGAATTACAAGAAAAAGGAGTATTGTCTAATTGTCATGTTAACATTGCTCAACTAATAGATTTGCCTGAATTTAAAACTTACGCAGAAGAATTAAAGTACCTAGTTACCGACGATGATCGAATGGTCTATATCAGTAAAATGATTAAAGGTATAGCTGACAGTGGCAACACACTAGTACTCGTTAACAGAATCGATACTGGAAAGTTCCTTGTTAACGAATTAGATGACAGTGTTTTTATTTCCGGCGAAGTTAAAACTAAAGACAGGAAAGAAGAGTATGACGACGTTAAAACTAGTACTAACAAGATTATTGTGGCGACTTACGGTGTGGCCGCTGTGGGTATTAATATCCCCCGTATTTTTAATCTGGTTCTTTTGGAGCCCGGAAAGAGCTTTGTCCGCGTTATACAAAGCATTGGGCGAGGCATTAGAAAAGCAGACGACAAAGACTTTGTACAAATCTGGGATATTACATCGACGTCTAAATACGCAAAGCGGCATCTTACGGCACGGAAGAAATTCTACAAAGAAGCCAAGTATCCATTTACATTAGACAAAATAGATTGGAATTAAAGGTTGACAACATTACCTAAATGTTGTATTATAACAACATGCAAATACTTACATTAGACAATTTATCATACGATCTTAATAACCTACCTGAAGAAGTAGATGAGAATATGAGATTTGCGGTGCTAGATAATAGTAGCCCGCAAGACCCTGATTTCTTTTTTATGCCGCTAATATTCTTAGAAAGTTTTAATAGTCCGGCAATGGTTCTTAAAATAGGCGACGACGAAGTTACAATGCCCTTAGACTGGAGCATTGCGGTAGGTGATCCGCAAAGCAGTTGCGATATAGAAATACTGCCGCTTACCAGTCTAAACGACCGTGGCTTTGAAGCATTATGTTTTAACCCGCTTAGTAGTTTTAGGATAGAGTTTAAAAAAATTGAAATTGTAAATTTTTACAATGACGTTAAATGGTACTTTCCTAAAATGAAAAATGGACAACTACTAGCAGTACCACTCGGACAAGAACCTAAACCTTTGTGTTGTTATTTTGTCAAAGAAATTTCAAGACAAATGGAATTAATCGATTTAAGCAAAATATTATAATATGGGATCCCTTAAGCCAGGCGCCACATACATATACGAACGCAATGGCGATGAAGTTTATGCTCGTGAATTTGGCTCAATGGAACGTAAGTTGATCGGATACAAACTTGAAACTCCGGACCCTCGTACTAATGACGGCCGTCCTCTTCACGAACACATAATGGAAGACAAGATGTGGGGTGAAATTCGTCGAATGGCACCAACCAATCCAGCTTTACAAAAGGCCCTGGATCGTGCTATAATGATATATAGATTAAGCAAGGATAAACCATTATGAGTAAAGAAGAAGACAAATTCAAACATTCTAAACGCTTGCTCAAAGATGACAATGCCATTAAAAAGCAAGTTAAGATTGCCAAAGAATATAATCATGTTAAGGGCGAGTACAATCCTAAAGTAGATCAGCCGCATAGATTTGCCAAACATCACGCAATGGATTGTGGCAATCCTGAATGTTACTTGTGCGGTAATCCTCGCAAAACACACAAAGATAAATTAACAGCACAAGAAAAAAGATTGTTCCAAGATTTAGAACATGTAACAGATAAACATAGCAACGGAGTTCCGCCGCCGCAGGAAGCTGAAGATGTCAGAAAAGATTGAGTTAAAAGAAAAAATGGCTGCTGTCGACATGGGTGCTCGCACAATGTGGGACGAAATGGACGATGATCAAAGAAAAAGTCTTAAGCAAGAGTTCTTTATTCTTAATCGATACATTAGTAATGTTAAAGGCCAGTCTAGAGACACACAAGAACATTTTGTTCTTACTGTTAACGAATACTTTAACAAATATTGGTATGATTTACAAAGTCATCCTAAATTGATGTGGCAGTTGCTTAGTATGTGCGGACATGAAAGTAAAAAGATATTTTACCACGAATGGCTAGGATTTAAAAAGAAAAAAGATAACAAACGTATTAAATTTTTAAATTTAATTTATCCAGACATGAAAGATGACGAAATTGAATTATTGGCAAAATTATCGGATTTATCAGAGTTAAAGGCTATGGCACAAGATCTCGGTTATAGTAAAGAAGAAATTGCTAAATTATTTTAATGTTAAATTTTGTCGTGAATAATAAACCTTATATTTGTCAATTTTGCGGACATGGGTACACTCAGGAAAAAACACTGACTGTACATATGTGTGAGCAAAAACGCAGACATTTAGCTAAGGATGAAAAACATGTTGTTATAGGATACCAAACATATGTTAGATTTTATCAACTAACACAAAATGCTAAAACTATAAAAACATATAATGAATTTGCTCGAAGCCCGTATTATAACGCTTTTGTAAAATTTGGTAGTTATGTAAATAATGTAAATCCGTTGTATCCTGATCACTACATAGATTGGGTAGTACGTAGTGGTGTTAAATTAGATCATTGGTGTAGAGACGCATTGTACGAAAAATATGTATTAGAGTTAATTCATACAGAACAAGTAGAAACAGCATTAAATAGAAGTGTGACACATATGCAATCATGGGCAAATGATAATAACAGCATTTGGAGTCACTATTTCAAATATGTCAGCGTTAATAGAGCAACATATGATATACGTGATGGTAAAGTTAGCCCTTGGTTGATATTAAATTGTGCTACTGGAAAACACTTACTATCAATGTTGAGTGATGAACAGTTAGCTTCGATAAGTAATGTTATAGACCCTAATGTGTGGGTGAAGAAATTTAAAAAACAACGAGCAGATCTCGAACTTGTTAAGGAAGTAGTCAAGGAGGCTAACTTATGAATCCAGACTCAACAAAGTTAGATTTGGAAGTCATTGTTAGCGAAGAAGATGCCGCAGTATATGTTAAACTAACTGGGTTTGATGATGTAGAATCGGCAGATCACTATGCTAATTATCTAGTAGACGCACTTCCATTAATGTTATTCGAATCAGGGACAAAACACTGATGCCAGATATAGATATTGATTTTTTAGATCGTAATCGCGCACTAGATGTTATAAAACACATTAGGGCTAGTCGCCTGGACGATTCTAAGTTAGTAGCACACAATACTGGAATTTATCTTCAAACAATCCCTTGCGACCCAATTACTAATTTATCAGGCATAGAATATAAAGAGGCAGAAGACCGAGGTTATTTTAAAATTGATTTTTTAAACGTTAACATTTATAAGGGTATTAGAGATGAATCTCACCTTACTCAACTTATGGAGACAGAACCACTATGGGACCTTTTAGAGCAGGACGATTTCAGCAATTTACTGTTTCACGTCAACGGACATGGCGCCATATTACGTCAGATGAAGCCTACGAGTATACTCCAACTAGCGGCCGTTTTGGCCCTGATCAGACCCGCCAAGAGACATTTGATTGGGATGGATTGGACGACAGTGATGACGACTATTTGGACAAAGCCAGAGGATGGTGAGTACTATTTTAAGAAGGCTCATGCCGTTGCGTATGCTATGGCAATTGTTGTACAGATGAATTTAATCTGTGAACAGATTAGTTATGGATATAGTTAACGACTCGGCGGTTTTCTGACTAGTTGAACACTCTTACGTTTTATTCGTTTGAGTGTTAGATTCATTAGATTAACTACTGGTCCAAGTACTACTCGTACGTCCTTGCTATTAAAAGTTTTGATACTGTATTTGAAAGGTTCTATCTCTCTTCTTAGAAAGATACTGATTGGAATCTGTCTATTGCTTTCCCACCACCATACTTCTCCAAGTTCTAGTAAAAGGGTTTTTTCATCTGGGGTTTTAATAGATTCTAGGTCGTAGAAACTCGTAACAAACTGATCTTGATTGATGATGATGCCCACGTATTCCAACTCACCGTAGTTTAAAACGCTGATAAAGGGTAATTGATTCTCTATATTATCTCTAAGTTTAACCATATAAATAGTAGTAAGGACTTTTAGCCAAATGCAAAAAATTTCAAGTTATTTATATCCAAATCGAATAAACGTCGTCGCGGATGTGACTCTTTTTCCTGTGAGGTGGAACATTGTGTATCAAAATCGTATAA